TCCTTCAGTAACTAAATCATCATTAATTTTGATTCCATTGACTAAAGTTTCTAACTTTTTACTGTTGTCGTAGTAAAGCTCTACTGCTCCATTTTTAAAACCTCTAATTATATTTTCTGTACCAGCATCATTTTGAAGAATAAATTGACTAGCTCTTACATTAAGACTCCCAGTGCCACCATCTTTAATGACTGAGTCATTACCATTGTGAAATATCTCTAAATCTTGGGACGTACCAAGTTGTAGCTTGCCACTGTCATTTGGTATTTGTAGGTTGCCATCACTGGTTATTTCTAATCTTTTTACTCCGCTAGTGTAGGCATCTGCTGAATCACCAGTATAAAATTCTATTCCTCCAAAACTTACACAATTTGCAATAAATAATTTATTACCAGAAGCATCATTACCTGTAAAATTATGACCGATAGCACTAAGACTAAGATTTCCATCTTGCCTAAAAATAAGTCTAGGATTGTCGTTTTCATTACTATTATCTGAATCAGCAGCTATTATTAACTCACAATCTCCTGACGTTCCAGATGTAAATAAATGCTGTGTACCGCTTGCAGTTATGCCAGTTGAAGTTGTTTCTAGTTTTGATGTGCCGTCATATGCAAGTTGAACAGCATTGTCAGTTATATTTATTCTGTTAGACCCATTACGTCTAAGGTGTAAATGTCCTGTACCAACATCATCAATTACAGAGCCAGAACCCGTGTGAAAAATTTGTAAATCTTGCGAATCTCCTAGTTGTAACTTGTGGTTGTCAGTAAGATTTACATTTAAACTTCCATCAACACTAAAAAATGTATTTCCTGTACTATCTCGACAATCAATTAATTCACCATCAGAAAACGCACCATCTCTTATAATAATTCCTTTTTTTGTTGTATTGTTACCACTTGATCCATCTGGTGTTCTTAGATTAAGCAATGCTGTAGAAGTTGAATCAGCACCTATACCAAGACTGTCATAAATTCTTGTGCCATTAGTTTGGGTGTCTAGCTTTTTACTGTTGTCATAGTAGAGTTCTACGGCTCCGTTATTTTTAACTGTTAGACCATCTTCTCCACCAGCAGGTTTAAGTCTTATATCTTCTGGGGCTATTATTGAAAAATCTCTACCTAAGTTACCTACTTTAAGAGTTGTTGCTGCATAGCCATGTCCAGTATCTAAAATAGAAATTCCACAAGGCCCATCTGCTGCTATAGAAAGACGTTCTGGAATGGTTGTTGTGCCTATACCTACGTTTCCATCTGAAGTTATACGCAAACGCTCTGCGGATGTTGACGATCCAGTTCTAGTATTAAATATAAAATCACCTGATAAAGCAGAAGTTTTTCTTATACCTATATTCCACTGTGCTTTTGATGATGCACCTGCATCAAACCCTAAGTATGTCTCGGCATTTGCAGCATTACCAAGATTTCTTAATACTAAAGGTGTAAGTTTTGCATTTGTAGTACCTTCTAAATTTTCTGATGTTGAAAATGCTGATGTTGAACTATTTTTTATTTCAAGACCTATACCAGTAGTACTTGAAGAATTATCAATACTGCCTACACCAGTAACAGTAACGCCAGTTGAAGTTATAGCTCCTGTTACATTAATACCACTAGAGTTTGAAGTTAAATATTGAGAATGGATATTTCTCCATTTCTTAGTGCTATCACCTAAATCAGTAGTAGAGTCTAATAATGGGTTTAAATGTATATGACTAAAGTTTGCAGTTTCACCTGTAGCAAATCTTGGAGCATTGTTATAATATAATGTTACTCCAGCATCATTTTCTATAACTATACTTTCTTCATTTACTCTAGCTTGTAAATGTATATCACCACCGTCAACACCATCTACGTTATTTCTAATATATAAATCATTTTTCTTATTATCAATATAACTATTTGTTGAATTATGATAAAGTTCTAAATCTTGACTAAGACCTAGCTGTAGCTTACCTGTGTCATTAGGAATTTGTATATCACCACCAGCAGTGATATCATTATGAATAGTTAAATTACCAGTTCCAGATAGTGTTAATCTTGGGTAAGTAGAATTTCCAGAAGTAATACTAACGCCAAATAAAGTTGCGGTATTGGTTGTTCCAGCATCTCCTAAAATAATATGTTGATTAATAGTTCCTTGTAAGTTTTCAATTACAGAAGCATTAACATTATTAACAGTAAAACCTCTTATTGTTGAAGTACCACTAACGTGTTGAATCCCAGTATAGTTATCATTAGTAATATCTCCTACTTGAAAGGATTTAGTAAGATTATCTATTTTTATATCGTTGGTTGAATTAACAGTTCCACTAATTGTTAAGTTGCCAGTTGTAGATACATTTTGACTACCAAAATTAGGATTTATCTTTGTTCCTTCTATACTTGCATCACTAGGTACTTTGGCATCTGTAATTGTATTATCGCTAGGTGTTCCAATATCTACTGATTTACCAATAGTGATAATAAAAAAATCAGTTCCAGCAGCAGGGGCAGCACTTAATATTATTGATGATCCACTAAGAGCAAAACCTGAACTTGGTTGACTTGTACCGCTATTAGGTTTTTGTATGACATTATTAATACTTACTAATAACTGTTCTGCTAATTCTGGTGGGTGATCGATATTAAATCTATAAGCATTACCATTAAAAGTTGCACTACCTCCACCAGTACCATTAAAACTACTTAAGGTATTTGTATGAAAGTTACCAACAGAACTTGCTTCTTGATAAGCAGTTCCGTTATATACAAGTAATTTATTATCAGACTTTCTAAAAATTAAATCCCCTTCATCATTATTAGATGTTGGTGTTGTTTCTACAACTCTATATCGACTTCTAAAGCTATCAATATCAGCACTAAAATTTAATAAGTCTGATTCTTTTATTAACGATTTATGATAAGTGTAAGTATGTAAGGTTGTTGTTGTTTGTACTTGTAAACCAATACCACTACCTAAAGTTTTGCTATGTAAATCAGAAGGAAAACTATTTATAGTAACAGTATTACCTGTACCTGCACCATTAGTTATAGTTGCAACACCACTACTATTAACAACAATCCCACCTGCATCTGAGATAGAGACTACAGTACCAGCATTGCCACTAGGGTCAGGGTGCGTGGCAGGGAAAGATGTTTCATTTGCTATTGCAACAAAACCACCTAACGCATTAGTAACAGTAAGAATACGATCATTAACAGCTTTTGATGTTGGTATCTTTGCATCGCTGTTAGCTGTTATAGAAGTTTCTACTTCTTTATTTGTTAGTTGGTTAAGGTTAGCAGTAGAAGCTGTAATACCATCTAATACATTTAATTCAGAAGCAGTAAGAGTATTGTTAACTCCATCCAGTGTATTTAGTTCTGTAGTGCTTACTGTTGCTCCATCCAAGATTGACGCTTCAGCATTTGTCAAAGCAGCAAGAGCAGCAGCATCAGTTATTTGTGCAAGACCAGCATCTTTTTTAACAACATTAGTATTTAATTCATCTACAAATTCTTGTAAACCAAATAATACTTGGTCACTATTATTATCTAGATCTGTTTCTGTTAAAACAGAACCATTTTGAAAATCTACTTTTTTAGCTGATATATCGGTATTTCTTTGAAATCTTATAGTTTGTCCAGAGGTAGGAAAGTTACCATCGGTAAAAGATATTTGACTAGTGCTATGAAAAGTGTAATGAGTGCCAAGAGTTTTTGGTTGGCCATCAACTGTTACATCTATTTCTGATTGTGCAAGGTAAGTAAAACCTATATTAAAAGGACCAGCAGTACCATTAGCAGTAGGTGTAGAAAAAGATGCAGCAGTGTTAGTAGCCATAGTTAATTTAGTTGGTTAAAACCTTCAAGAATGTCATTGTTGGCTTCTTGTCTAATTGCAGATTGCAATTTTTTATATTCTAGTTCACGTTCTGGATTTTTACTTAACCAGACTTTTTTACCAGCCCTTTTGTATTTATTTACAATATCTCTTAATATACCTTCTGCTAAATCTCTATTAGCTTCTTGTGCTTTAACTTCTATATCCATATTATTTTGTTCTATTAATTCACCTCTTACACTTTTCATTAATGCTTGAAAATCTTTTTGCTGAATCCTGTTATGCAAAGCTTTTACCATAGTCGTACCATTAATTTTTACAAAAGCAGTTTCTTCAATTAAATCAAGATGTTCGTCATAAGTTAGTTCTATCCCACTTCCTATAGGTTCGCCACTAGGTAACCTTCCAAGATTTAATTCATCTGAGGGTTGTGTAATCCTTGCACCTATATCATCAAGGGTTGTAAGAACAGTATTGTTTACACTATTCGTTTCTTTTATAGGATTAAGAATACTCATAGTATCAGGACCATAGCCTACAGGATATTCAATAACAGAACCAGTTATAAAGTTTCTCATTGGTCTTAAACCACCACCATAAGCAGGTATTGTTGCTGCTAATTCATTATGAAACTTTCTAAGAACCACCATTCCATCATCACCTGCCCTTACTTTTTTGTCTAAAATTCTTTGATCTGCTGGTATTTGACCATAGCTAGTTGTCAAACCACTTCTTTTTACTGACCTTCCAAAAGCACTAAGAGGATTAACAGTAGCTGCTGCCCTTCTAGCAAGCCAACTTTCTAACTTATAAGGTTTACCTAATAAATCAGCAAGTTCAGTAATGCCTTGTAAATAAGTTTTGTTTGTAATATTACGACCTAATGCAACAGCAGCAGCAACACCAAAATCATCACGATCTTGTCTACTAAGACTACCTGTAATAGCTGCTGCATCAGCAGCCATCATAAGAAAAGAAGACCAAGGATCTAACCTTCTAAAACTAACATATTTATATCTAGGCTTACCATCTTTACCCATGCGTACATTACCATTTTCATCTCTTAAAAGAAATCTAAAACTATAAGGCTGCCAACCTGTAGCACGTTTTTGATTAAGCAGATTGTAATCAGAAGGACCTCCACCAGTTATTGCTAACTCAGACATAGGATTATTAATTGATAAAGCTGTAAGACCTGCTATAGACCACATAGAACCACCAAGTATCATTTCACCTTTTGCTTTTGCTGCTACAGATGGATCTGTGCTTTTAAGTGCTTGTCTATATTCTTTTAGCAACATATTCACAGCAGGGGTTCTTCTAACCTGTGCTTTAAATATATTGATTGGTGTTCTTACAAATGGAAAGATTATTCTACCTGCTGGGTGTCTTGCTATTCCTTGTATTGCACCACCTAAACTACCTTCTGGTAAATCAGCAGTAAATGTAGTTTCAGCAGCATATTGTTGTGCTTTTTCATATAAATCTAAAACAGACTTATCTTTAACATTTGCCATGCTGTTTTTATTAACAATTTCAATAGTTCCATCAAATTGTTCTTTTATATGTTTTTGTAGATCAGCACCTTGCAAACCTTTTCTCATACCATCTTCCCAAGCACTAGCTTTTACATAGGATCTGAAATTTAATTGTTTAAAAAATTCATCTTCTGCAAGTAAGAAGCGACTAGGTAATCGAACAACAGTTCCATAAGTATTAATAATATTTGCTAAAAGGCCATCACCTTCCATTCTTATTTGAAAACGATCAGCTTCTTGAATCATTGCACTAGGGTTTACAATATTATCTTCAATTTGAAAAGATAGCTTTGCAGCTTTTAAAGAGTCAGTAATAGATGACATTAAATAATAAAGTTCTTTACCACCTCTAATAGCACCTGTCATATCACCTTGAGCAAAAGAACCAAGTGTTTGTTCTAATGGTCTAGCTAAAGTATTTAAGGAAGTAGATAGAATGTTTACAGCGTGTGTTTCTGGTCCAGATAATATTGAGTTTATAAATATTTCATTTTGTACTTTTAATCCTCTCATTATTTTGCTTTCACTAGCCATTTTTTGTAAGGCTTGAGGATTACCTTGTGCAGCTTGTAGTTTCTTGGTAATTAGTCTTAATTTTTTTAATGATGCTTTATCACCTTGTTCAGCAGCATTTAGTATTTCTTCTAATGAAAATTCAGCTAATGGATCTGTAGGTTCTTTAACTGTTCCTCTAATATCAGTAGCTTGATCTATTGCTTTTTCTGTTGGTGTTCTACCTTTTAGATCTTCTACTGTAGCTGCTACTTGACCTACTCCACCACCTGCCCTGTTAGCAGCTAATGTTTGTGCAGGTACTGTTTTAAGTGGTTTGTTAAGAGTAATAAGACCATCTAATACTTTTGCTTCAGTAACAAATTGTCCTTTTAATTCTTGAAACCCTGTTTTGTTTCCAGCAGCCAAACTTTCGTCCATTGATTTTGCTAATGAAGCTAGATTAATAGCGTTTTTATTCATTAGTTGATTCATTGCAATCAATGTTGCAGGTAAATCTTCTTCTCCACCCCTGCCATATCTAGCATTAAATAATCTTGCAGATTCAATAACTTCTGCTGGTAATAGATCGTTTGCATTTTTAACCATATCAGCAAAGGTTCTCTTGTAAGGCCAAGCATTATTAGCATCTAATCTTTTTAATTCGTCTGCTCTTTTTAAAACAAGTTCTTGCACATCAGGATCACCACCGCCTGTAAATTTAGGATTAAATGTAGTTTCTACTTTGTCTCCTTCTTTTACAATTTTGTTAGGAAGGTTAAGATCGTCAATAATTTCATCACCAAGATTATCAACAACATTATCTGTCATTAATATTTCATCTCTTCTTGATAATCTATTGATTACTCTTTCATATAACTCTGGTGTTTTTTTCATTGCTTTTACACCTAGACCTAAAGCAGTAAGAGCTTCACCTGCTAATAAGCCACCACTTGCCTGTCTAAAACGTGCTTCAGCTACACTTATTTCTTCTGGTGTTTTTGCTTTTAAAAGTTCACTTATTGGAGTTGCAAGTCTTGGGTGCTTGTCAATCATATTAAATAAGTTTTCTTCATAAGGGTCTTGCACAACAGCATCAGTAACAAAACCTGCAACAGCGTTTCTAGTCCAAGCATTACCCATTCCTACTAGCTTTGTACCTTTCAATCCTTTACTGATAACACCAGCAGGTAGCAAAAACTGTGTTATAGCTTGTGGTACTGTATAAGCCCAATCTTCTTTATCACTTTTAATTTCAAGACCTAATCCTTGTAGGTCTATAAGTTCATTATTATCGTATGGATTACCTACAGCGTAATCATAAATATCATCTACAAATTCAACAGTTTCATTTACAGCTTTTAAAGGACCAGATAATGCACCTCTAATAACTTTAGAGCTAGTAGTTTGTTTTATTATCTCTTCATTTTTTTTAAGTTTTTCTCGAAACTTCTTACCAGCTTCTTGTCTGTTTTTACGAAAACGAGTTATTGGGTTTGAGTCTGTCATGTTAGTCAGTTAAAAACTTTTTGTAGGAGTCATTGTTATAAGCACTCCAAGCACCAAACCCTTGTTGATCGTATAGACGTTTAGCTGCTATTACATTAACAATAGGGTCATATAATTCATCTGTCGATTCTATCCCAAATAATTTCAATCTTTCTTCTAAAAACGCATCAATCATATTTAGTTGGAAAAGACCTATAGAAAATTCATTCTTCTTTTCTGGGTCTAAACCAGACTTCACAGTATCAATCATAGGATCACCTGCTGATTCTGCCATAGCTACAGCAGCCATAATCTTTGCTTGTTCTGGTGTGAATCCTACAGCTAATAACATTTCATTTATTTTTGGTTGTGATATTTTTTTAGTTTTATCTACTCCTTTTAAAATTTCATCTAAATCTTCTTCTAAATCTAATCTACGTTCTCTTGCTTCATCTTCTGGGGTAGATGGTGTAAATGCACCAGCTTCAACATCAGTATTAGCATCACCTTCAATATTACTTAAATCATTTCCTTTTTCTCCATCTTTATCATCATCTTTACCTGATTCAAAAGTTACACCTGTTAGCTTTCTTGCTTGTTCAATATATTTACTCTTAACTTCTTCGATCTTATTGATAATATCTAAAGTTGTTGCATTACGACCTTCTTCACTTAGACGATATTGATATAGTTCTAATTTTGCTTTGTTATAGAAATCGGTAACCTTACGAGAACCATTATCATTTAACTGTCCTGTATTAGAAATAATAAATTCACTACCACTAAATTCACCTTTTAATTGACCTAATAGTTCTGTAAGACCTTTATTGATTTCTGTATAATCACCCCTTTCTACAGATTCAGCAGTATCTAATAACTGAGTTAACCTGTTTCTGTTCCCTACTGTTTTTGGTGTTGATGGATCTTGATACCATTGCAAAGCTGCTATGCTTGCTTCTTTTGAAGATTCATACTTACCAGAAATCATATTTGTTTCAAGCTGTGCAGACCTATCTAATGTATCGCCATCAATAGCAACACCTGATGTAGATATTTTTGTAGCATCAAGTGGATATTTTTTTATAAGATCACTGATAATTTGAGCATCACCAGTTTCTGCAAATTCTTTTAATTTCTTAATAGTATCTTCTTTTTGAAGTCTTTTTCTTTCTATATCTTTTCTATTTTCATATTCGTAAATGTAATTGTTAATTGATTTTTTTAAATTATTTACTCTGCCTTGATAATCAGGGTGGGCAGTAAGATTTAATTTACCCTCAACTCCATAAGGAAACTGTTTAGCTATATCTAAAATGTCTTCAGCACCTTCTATATCACCACCACCAGAAAGACCAACTGCTTCTGCTTGGTCAATAAGAATATCAACTATAGTTTTGTTTAGATCACTTCTGTCTTTTGTGACAAGACCTAAATCGTTCATGCTTTGTTCAAAATTAGAAATTAATTCTAAATCTGTATCATCATCACTTACTATTAATCCTTTAACTAAAGGAACAGCTAGGTTTTTAAGTTTTTCAAGATTATATTCTTGATGTCGTTGTACATGGCTTGAAGTAATAAAAGCAGTAGTTTCTGCTAATTTTGGTAAGAAATATTTATTTGCATAAACAGGATTTATGTCACCTAACTGATCTACAACTTTTGATTTTTCACTTTCTAACCAAGATTGAAATTCTGGTGATTCAAGAGAAAAAGCATTTAAAGATTTACCATTTATTTGTGTTGTCGAATAGCTATTTGATAAGGTGCTTTTTAAATTACTACCTAAGATTTCTGCTTTAGTTTTTTGATAAGCACGATCAGCAAAAATACTTCCACCGATAAGTCTTCTAGCAGCATCTTCACCATTAGTTTTTTTTATATTTTTAACAATAGGTTTAAAATTTGTAACAGCATCTTCTATTGCAAGCTCTGTACCCTCTGCTTCTTCTTTTTCTATTGCTTTTTCTAAACGTACATTCAAAAAAGTTTGTATTGCTGGATTAATAGATTGCAGTGTTTCAGCTAATGCCATAATGCCAGTTTTAGGTAAAACACTTGGCGGTGCTACAAAAGTATCTACAGGTCTTGCAGAGGATTGAAAAGCT